TAACTCAAACTTATCAGGGCGGAACAGTTTGGGCTGCTTCTCCCGGAACAATAACAGGTCCATCATGGACTCAGTTGGCAACTAACACAGGATGGTTTCATCAGGCTGATATCGATCTTAGTGGATATTCAATGCAAGATATGACTTTCTTCCCATCTGCGGTTGGTATTCAAGACCCTGGCGTTTACAGAATGCTACCAGGTGCTGCTTCAACAACATCCTCACTCTATGTTCTTGATTTAATTACATCAACTCCAATCGACCCAAATCAACTTATGGTTACTGATCTCCTTGGTGGAATGGTAGGACCAGGTATGTTTGGATCGAATGAAGGATTCGAGACTATCCTCTATGGATTGTTTCGAGTGTTTGCAGAAAACAACACAATCAAGATTCCAAACTTCCAACAGTTGCAGAGATCACAACGCTTCGAATCGGGTGAACCTACTGCCGCAGATAAATTGTATTGCTATCGAATCGTTCAGATTAGTGCAGTGGGTCCATTAGACGCTGGATTGTCTTACATCGTCATTCCAGCAGCTCGACAACTCATCGCAGGAAGAATCGACGAAGAATCTGAACTGGTTTACATGCAACGCCTCAAGCGTTCATACGAATTGGCCAACCAGGTGCGAGCAGCATGAGGCTAGGTTCTCTTCAGTTACCGACTTTATTTCCGTCGTACAATGAGAGAGCTTCACAACCAACCCAATCAATTGATGTTCCTTCAGTAGATGTCATCGAAGGCAAAGACTTCGCAGGTCATGGCAAAGGTGGAACTAACTACTGGGTTAATGATGATCCTAGACCAACTAAAGAAGAAGCACTAGAGAAGCTCGAAGATTTTGAACTCTTTGCTGATGTACTTGATTACCTGGTTCCTGAAGAGATATCAAACAACATTCCTTTTTGGATTAGAGGTCCGTATGGAATTGCTCCAGAAGTAGCAGAGTTCCTTATTGAGATAGATCCACTTGATAGAATTCAAGATTGATTTAACCTTCCAACATATTTTGCTCGAACAAATACTTCAGAGCAAGACCAACACAATCGACATCCTCCTATGAGCATTCGATAAGTTGCAGGTTGAAGTCCACAGCGTTCGCAAGTGTAATGCTTCATATGAAATTCCTTAACTTGATTACTATATGTCCTTCAACTTTCCAATCACAGTTGCAATGTTGAGACCAGGGGCAGCCAAGAACAATCTTCTCATCATCGCCTACTTCCATGTACGCATATTCCTCTTCGGTCATGCGTAATTCGTCGAGAGCACCACGTTGGTCCATGTGATGAGCTTCAATGTGAATACGAAGTGCGTGAATAAATGGTTCATACCAAATTGTATTCATTCTATCACCTCGAGATCACAAAAACAAAACCATATTGTTTCTTGACATTCTGAACATCTTTCAGGAATACAATTGTCACATGTTTCGATTACAGTGCATTTACAACTCATCCTCTCACCTTCCATCGAACATCACATTCACAAGTTTCACAGTAACCGAACCAAGCGTAAGTGTCATCCATCATGTGTTGCCATCGTGCGACGACAAAGGTATCACATTCACGATGTAACATCTCACGATCAGGCTTCGAAATTCCAGTCTTTGTCCCATTTTCTAGGACCATTTTACGAACCCATGCACTAAAATTAGGCATCTTCTTCGAGAGTTCGTATGATGTCGGGCATAGCGTTATCATTTTGTTCCGCATGAATCCTCCTGAGAGTAATCACATATATACATAGCCCAGCGAAAAAACGGGCAAGTCCTATATCCTATGGCTATTTAGGAACGGGTGGGAGCAGTGGGATGACCATCCAACTGCTGTTATTGGTAGTGGCGCTGCTTTGGGCGACTTCGTCGCAAAGATGGACTGCAAATGCTTAAAGGCCCAATCATGATAGGGTTTAGTATGGCGACCGCAAAAACAGGCTCCTTTTACTTAACCGAAACTGTAACACTTCCGAATGGATCGGCAAGTGGAACTCGAATACTTGGCTCAATTGACTTGGGTGCTTACGTTAACGTAGCTACTGGTCAAGCCATTGCAATTGACCAGGTCGATTTCGTTACTCAATGTGGCGCTGACCTTGGCAACTCACTCTCACAAATGATTGGTGGTAACGGTTGTTTTAGCTTCCAAGTTACTGATCTAAACCCGGGAAGTGGATTTGTTCGAGCTGACAACCAATCCCTCGTTGCAAGTGGTTCTTTGAACATCGATGATGTAAACAACATCGGGACACATGCTAGCGACCTTTACCCTGACAACTATGGTCCAACAGCTCTTTCAGAATCCTTCATGGTCGTTAACGACACTCTCTACCTGGTAGCAGGTGTTGACCAGGCACCAGTTGGACTCGACGATGTCTTCATCACTGCTCGAATTCGCTGCCGTGTTGTCAAACTAGGTTCCAAGGATTGGATGGCAATTGCGATCCAGAGTACAGCCTCTGACAACTGAGGCTGATTCCGATGGTACGCATAGAGGGAACTCTCGATGAACTCAGAGAACTACTTGGTTCTGCTGAGCGTTCTGTTAGGGCTGTTAGGGACACAGTTTCGAAAACTAAAACGGTTGCTAAGAAAACGAAGCGTAAACTTAGTAGTTGGCAACGATACCTTAAGTCTCCAAGTAACCACATCAAGTTCAAATCCGGACCAAAGAAAGGAAGACTCGATCTCGCAAGAATGTCCAAAGCCTTCAAGCGAACAAACAAAAAGTAAGTGGTAACATGGTAACAGAAACTCCAGAGCTAACAAAACCAAAGAAAGGTGGTAAGAAGTGAGTATGAATAGACGACTTGCAACTCTTCACCCTGCTTTAACTCAAACTTATCAGGGCGGAACAGTTTGGGCTGCTTCTCCCGGAACAATAACAGGTCCATCATGGACTCAGTTGGCAACTAACACAGGATGGTTTCATCAGGCTGATATCGATCTTAGTGGATA